GGAAAATCTGTTGTGTTTGGTGCCTAACAGTTAGAAGGGCAAAAACTCCTCTCTCTCAAGCCCTGTGCCAGGCACACAGCCGGGTCGTAGCGATACGGCCCGGTCCCGCCTTAGAAGGATTCCAACATGAGCAATCCCATTGAAAAGATTGGCCACGACATTAAGGTCGCAGCCGTAGACACTGCACACGCCGTCGTGAAGGTCGTCGAGTTTCTGCCCAAGGCCGAGCAGGTCATCGCGACCGCAATCAAGGATCAGCCGCAGATCAAGACTGCCGTCCTTTCGCTGGTGAGCCAGGCTACAAACATTGTCGGCGACGTGGCAACAGATGCCGCCGACAAGGGCATCAACTTGACCGCTGACGCCGCGACTCTCGCCGCCGCTGAAGCATTCTTCGCCTACTTCAAGGCTACCTTTGTGCCACTGGTCGAGCAGGTCTACGGCGAAATCAAGACCGACGTAGGCAAGTAACCGCTGCCCAACCGTCCAAACGTTCCTTGCCGCTCGACAGGATGCCCCACACTCATACCGTCGGATACCGGCGGCTATTGTGCAGAGCACCTGAAAGAAAAGCCGAACCGGTTCAATAACCGTGGCTCGGCTGCCTCTCGCGGCTATGACTACCGCTGGCGCTGCTTCCGTGAACAGTATTTACGTAAGCATCCGCTTTGCGTTGACTGTCTTGCGAAGCAGATCGTAAGGGCCGCCACCGATGTGCATCACATTGTGAAGCTCAGGGATGCACCGGAACGCAAATTTGAGCAGACGAATCTTATAGCGCTCGATTCGTCTTGTCATGACTTGAGAACCAGTAGAGGCGAATAACCACCTGCGATCTAGGAAACGTCGTCGGATTGTCTCGCTGCGAAGCCAACAGGTTCATCCTTTTGCGCAGTGACAGGCCGAACTTCAAAGGCAAATGTAGCCATCATTTCCTCAGAGAAACCTAAGATCCGTTCGTTGCCAATTTCGTCTGTGCCCGCAATGAAAACGTAGCTGAATTCTTCCTCATATCGGAATACGCGGACTGTGATTGCTCCGACGGATGTATGAACGACAAATTGTGTGTTCTTCGGGTCCCCGAGAAAAAAGCGTGCCTCGCGATATACCTTTCTGAATCGTGATTCCATTCGCTACTCCCTTCCGATTCGATTTTAGCCAATACTCACGGACGGGTATGGGGGCTAAATCCGCCAAAACCGCCGCCTCCGAGACCGCACATGGAGCTTCGCGTGCACGCCCGCGAAATGAAACTTTTCGATTTTCTGCTTTATTGAGCGACTTTGCGACTTACAGACCTCAAGCCCGACAACAAGAACGCCAATCGCGGCACCAAACGTGGACGCGCCGCAGTCGCGAAGTCGTTACAAGACTTCGGTGCTGGCCGTTCAGTCCTGATCGACCGTGACGGGCGTCTAATCGCCGGAAACAAGACAGTCGAACAAGCGTCTGCTGCGGGCATACAAGACGTGATTGTCATCCCGACAGATGGCACCCAGCTTGTCGCCGTTCAGCGCACGGACCTTTCCCTGGACGATCCGAAAGCTCGGGGACTTGCCATCGCCGACAATCGCGCCGGTGAACTTGGGCTCGAATGGGACCCTGAAGTCCTCGGCGAACTTGCCGCAGACCTCGACCTACAGCCGTACTTCACGGACGACGAGCTAAAAGAGATTACAGGCCTCAGCGGCGACGGAGCACCGCCCACTGCACGGCTCTATTCCGACGAACAAGTCATCGACGCCGCGTTCACGCACCACCGAGAAACTGGATTTCCTTACCGGAAGCTCCCTTTATATCTCGCGATGCAGCAGATGAACCAGCTTGCAGCGACAGAGATGGACTCGCTGATCGGAACAGACACGGCCTATCACGTCGCCGACACGTACCACCCGCACCGCTTCCATGCTGGCGCAAATGGGATGAAAGCGCCCTTCGATGCGTTCGGAGATGACAAGCTCCTGCGCCGCGCATTAACTCTGGAGCTATCGACCGGCAAGATCCCGGCGGGCTACTTCGGAGCGCTCAACATCGTCTCCGGCACGCAGTCCTGTTCGAACTTCCGGCCCGGCTTCGCTGCGTATCTCTATCGGAAGTATTGCAAACCAGGAGATACCGTCCTGGACACGAGCACCGGTTACGGCGGACGCCTGACTGGGTTCCTTGCATCTGGGATCGCGGGCAAGTACATAGGCATCGATCCGAATACTCTCACGCAAGCGGGGAATACTCGCCTCGCCGCCGAGCTTGGATTCGCCGATGCTGTCGAGCTTCACAATTTGCCTGCCGAGGATGTGAAGCATGAAGTCGTTGCCGGACGCTGCGATTTTGCATTCACGTCACCGCCATACTTCTCGAAAGAGATTTACTCGGATGAGCCGACGCAGTCATGCAATCGGTACGCGACGGGCGACGCATGGCGTGACGGCTTCCTGATTCCGATGCTGCGGCTTCAGTTCGCCGCGTTGAAACCAGGCAGCACTGCGATTGTGAACATTGCGGATGTGAAGATCGGCTCGACGACATATCCGCTTGCCAACTGGACACGCGAATGCGGCCAGCAAGTTGGCTTCAAATATATCCGCACGGACGAGTTCCCGATGCATCGCCGCGTCGGTAAAGGTATGTCGGACGAAGTCGCGACGGAGCCCGTGATCGTATTCGAGAAACACTGATGGCTGGACGCCGACCTAAACCGACCGCGCTTAAGGAACTCCAGGGGAACCCGGGTAAGCGAGCGCTGAACAAACACGAGCCTAAGCCCGGCGGCATTCCCAAATGCCCGGTGCATTTGGACAAGGATGCGAAGCGCGAGTGGAAACGCATCTCAGTTGAACTCATCGCGCTCGGTCTGTTGACAAGCGTGGATATGGCAGCGCTCGCCGCGTACTGCTCCGCGTACTCACGGTGGGCAGCCGCAGAGAAAAACATTCAGAAGTTCGGCATGGTAATTCGCTCTAAGAAGAGCGGCGAGCCGGTCAAGAATCCCTACGTCCTGATCGCCGATGCAGCGCTCGACCACCTTAGAAAATTCGGAACGGAGTTCGGGTTGACGCCTGCGTCCCGCTCACGGCTCCAGGTCGAGCCGCCGACCGTCGAGAAGGACGCCTTCACGGCGTTCATGGAAGAGCTAGGTGCAGGCGACCTCGAAACGAATGAGTCAGACCCCGAACACAGCGAAACCGGAACGGTACATCCAGGAAGTTCTGACCGGGAAACAGGTAGTCAGTAAGTGGGTCCGCCTTGCGATTGAGCGTCACATCAAAGACATTGAAGAGGGTCCCGGTCGTGGGCTGAGATTCAATCCCGCTCGCGGGATGCGAGTGATCCGGTTCATCGAGCAGTTCATAGTCGGGACCGAAGGCGACTACGACGGCAAGCCGTTCGTCCTTGAGCCTTGGATGACCGCCCTACTATTCATCCTATATGGCTGGGAGTGGGCTGAGACCGGATACCGGCGATTCAAGTTTGCCTATAACGAGATTTCACGCGGCAATCTGAAGTCTACGCTGGCCTCCGCACTCTGCGTTTACGAACTCATCAGTGAGCGTGGCGCGAACGTATACAGCGCGTCTACGGACAAGAAAACCTCCAAGGTGGTGTTTGACACCGCCAACCTTCAGGTACAGAAATCACCGTACCTGTCGAAGAAGATTCGTTCCTACCGAAACAATCTTCACATTACTGGCACAGCGGCGAAGTTTGAGCCGTGCTCGGCAGAAGCGAAGACGATATTTCATGCGTCGCGCCCCTCGTTCGTGGTCCTGGATGAGCTTCACCTACATCCAGATGATTCTGTTTGGTCAGCATTCGCGTCTGCATTGGGCAAGCGTTATAACTCAATGCTATTCGCAATCACGAACAGCGGGTACGACCGACACAGCGTGTGCTGGCGGCAGCGTGAGTACAGCATCAAGGTTCTCCAGGGGCTCGTTCCCGACGATACATGGTTCGCGTGGATATGCGGCCTCGACGACGAGGACATCAAAGACCCGGACGGTTGGCTCAACGAATCGAACTGGATCAAGGCGAATCCAAGCCTTGGCGTCGCCGTCAGCATCGATGATATGCGCAGCCAGGCGCGACGGGCGAAGGAAGATCCGGCGTCGCTGAATCAGTTTCTGCGTCTGCGCCTAAGCGTCTGGACAACATCAGAGTCCATCTTTATCGAACCTGAGAAGTGGGCTCTGTGCAACGATCCAGTCGATGCAATAGCGCTAAAAGGCCGCCAATGCTTCGGCGGCTTGGACCTCAGTACGACGACGGACATCAGCGCCTTTGTTCTCGTCTTCCCGCCGTATGGGGATGACAAGAAATGGCGTGTACTTCCTTACTTCTTTCTTCCGAAGGACAACATCCAGAAGCGGGCGAAGAAAGACCGTGTTCCTTACGACGTATGGGAACGTCAGGGACTGTTTCAACTCACGCCCGGCAACATCATCGACACGGCATTCATCCGCGCAAAGATCAACGAAGTCGCTGGGCTGTACAAGGTCCTGGAGATCGCCTACGACAAAGCATTCTCCGCTGACCTCACGCCGCAGCTAGAAAACGATGGCATGAAAATGGTGCCGTTCCACCCGGGTGAGATTAGCCAGACGCCACCGCTCAAAAAGCTGTCCGAGCTTGTTCTCAAACAAGAACTCGCCCACGGCAGCAATCCAGTTCTTTCCTGGATGGCTTCGAATTTAGTTGTCCGCATCGGCGCAACCGGGCTCATGAAGCCCGACAAAGAAAAGAGCCGGGAGAAGATCGACGGCATGTCAGCGCTGCTCGATGCGCTCGGACGTGCGATGGTCGTTCCCCTGGCAAAGCCAAAGGCGGCTTTCAAACCGTTTTTTATTTAGGAACCGATGGGCATCTTCTCACGACTATTTGAGCGCCGGGGCAATCCCCTTGAAGACCCATCGAAGCCGATGACGGCTGGAGTCTTGAACTCCATCTTCGGATGGGCTTTCGGCGGCAACGCGACAGCAGCGGGCGAAGTCGTATCCGAGTTGTCTGCACTCCAGCATGTCAGCGTGTATGCTTCCGTGCGCGTGCTTTCGGAGGCAATCGGCTCTCTTACTTTGCGCACGTATCGTCGTCTGGCCAATGGACGGGCCGAGGCGACCGACGATCCGATCTGGCGACTGCTCGCTCTGACGCCGAATGATGAGATGTCCGCCGCCGTCCTCATTGAGAACGCGGTTGGGTGTCTCGCACTTACAGGCAATGCCTACATCGAGATACTCCGAGATAAGAGCAACCAGCCGGTCCAGCTTTATCCGCTGCACCCACTCAAGACGGAGCCCGTCCGGCTCCCGACTGGCACTCTCGCGTACCGGACTCGCAGCGGCCTTGGCGAAGGCGAGACCAGGATTATCAATGCGGGTGATTGCCTGCATTTCAGGTTGTTCTCGCTCGACGGGCTCGTAGGTCTGTCCCCGATCAAGCAGGCTCGACAGACGATTGGTTGGTCCGTCGCATCGCTCAAGCAGTCGGCACGTTTCTTCGGGACCGGCTCGAAGCCGCCCGGAATCCTGACGCCTGTCGGCCCAGTTGACGAGCAGGACCTAGTCAACATGCGTAAGGCCTGGGAGCTTGCCAACGGCGGCGAGAACTCCGGGCGGACTGCGGTGCTGCCGAGCGACTGGAAGTACACCCAGCTTGGAATTAGCAACAAAGACTCGCAGTGGCTTGAAGCCATGCAATTCAGCCGCACTGATATTGCGGGCCTGTTTCGCGTACCGCCTCACATGATCGGCGACACATCGCGGCTCTCAAATAATAACGTTCAGTCACAGAACCTCAGCTTCGTGATTGATACGTTGCAGCCTTACCTCGTCAAGATCGAGCAGGAAATCGCTGTCAAGCTTCTCGGTGCGAACGATTCGCGCTTCGTCCAGTTCGATGTAAGCAGTCGGCTCCGGGGCGACTTCCTCACAACACTGCAAGGGTTTGCAGTCGGTAGGCAGTGGGGAATTTTCACACCAAATAACTGCCTCGAACAGCTTGGTATGAATCCCCTGCCCGGCGCTGAAGGTAATCTCACCTGGGCACCGGTCAATATGCAGGATGCGACGCGCCTGCTTGCAACTGAGTCAATCCAGGATCAGCCGATCGATGACGACAACCAGCCGCCGGAGTCACAGAGCGAACAGCCGCAGATGCGAAGCTACTTCGCGACCTATTGCGCATCACTGCTTCCGATGTTCCGCGACGCAGTCGGACGGATCACCTCCCGCAGCAAGCGGGATGCAGAGTCATTAACGCCGATCCTGGTTCCGACGATCCAGACGATCACCGAGTCAATCGAGATGGAAGCACGGGCGCAGTTCTCCTTGCCGGAAGACTGGCACGCCTCCGATAGAGCGCAACGCGAATACATCAAGTCCGTCGCGTCCCGGAGTGCCGAATGGAAAACCGATGACAGGGATTCCATCGCGACAGCCGAACTCGGCAAAGTGATTCGCTCCATCTATTACGCGGTCTATCGCGAGGCCGGTGCCGCACTCGCAGAGAAAGGTCTCAATGCCGAAAACATCGCAGCCTAACATCGAGCGGCGCTTTCTTATCCAGGAGTTCCGCGTATCGCAGGATGGAGAGTCTCCAAAGATCAGCGGTTATGCTGCCCTCTTTGACACCCCATCTGAGGACATGGGCTTTACCGAGGAAATCGATCCGCACGCGTTCGACTCCGTCCTCGCTACGAATCCTGACGTTCGTGCCTTGTTCAATCATGATGCGAACATCGTCCTGGGCCGGACCTCGGCTAACACGTTGTCTCTGACTCTGGATGCTCGCGGGCTCGCATACGAGATTGATCCGCCGGATACGCAGGCTGCGAAAGACCTGATCGTGTCGATGCGCCGGAAGGACATCACGCAGTCGTCGTTTGGCTTCATCTGCAAGCGTGACCAGTGGACGGAAAATCAGGATGGAACGATCACTCGCCGCATCCTGGAATTCCAGCGGGAGTTCGCAGCCTGCCCGCGTCATTGCCAGTTGAGTTGCGGTCGAAGATCACAACTCGCGGTCTCGGATACGGATGCAGTTGCGCTTGTGCGGAGTGCCAGGCAGACGCGTGCGGTATCTGCTCAGACGATGACTGTAACGATCCGGAGTGCTGCTGCGTGAAGAATCGCAGCAAGCCGATCACCGCAGAA